CCTGTGGGGGGAAGAGAGGAAGAGGTACTTCAATCCTATTGTAACTATGGTCAATAGCGACGCTGTTAACGAAAAGTTAAAAGCTGTAGATGCTAGGCTGGAGAAATTTATTCTTTCTCAAGTTACAGACCCCTCCATGTCTGAGGAAGAGATTACTGCTAAGATGAGGGAGATGGAGGATTGGAAAAACTTCCAGTATAGAGATAGGCGTGAGAGGATGGCCCAGCAGATAGTTAGTTATGGGTTTAATATCCTGGATTTCAAAGAGATTTTTAGTAGAGGATTTGAGGATCTAACTATTGCAGGGGATGAGATATTTATAAATGACATCGTTGCTGGGGAACCAGTTATGCGAAGAGGAGATCCCATTACTATTACTACAATTAGAAGTGGACAATCTCCATACATAGAGGATTCAGATATTATCATCGAAGATCGTTATCTACCTATTGGTAAGGTAATTGACGAGTACTATGAGGAACTGTCTGAAAAGGATATCAAGAAAATAGAAGAAGGGGCTACTGCACATAGATCAGGTAAGACTGGTTTCATGGGGGATCAACTAATTCACTCCCAAACTGACATGACTTCTTATGTAGAAGCTGTTGGTATTGGTGAATTAGTGGTTGGAGCAAACCTTGATGGAGTTCGTGCATTCGGCGGATCATATGACGAGGAGGGTAACGTAAGAGTTACTAGAGTAGTGTGGAAAGGAATGCGTAAGATTGGGGTAGTTACCTACACAGATGAACTAGGTGAACTGCAGAAAACCTTTGTGGATGAAAGCTACGAGCCTAACACAGAACTAGGGGAAACTGTAAATTGGATTTGGATCTCTGAGTGGTTAGAGGGAACTAGGCTAATAGATGATATATATGTCAAGTTAGGGCCCAGAGCTGTACAGTTTAGAAGCATGGATAACATCTCCAAATGCTCTCCAGGAATTGTAGGTACTTCAGCTAATGTGGGTAACATGGAGTCCAGGTCTCTTGTAGACTTAGCCAAAGAATACCAGTACCTATACAATGCGGTTCTGCAGAAGATGGAACTAGCGATAGCTAAGGACTTTGGTAACTTAGGTAGATTGGATTTAACTATGATACCTGATGAATGGTCAATGGATAAGTGGTTATACTATGCTTATACAATGGGCTGGATGGTAGAAGATCCTTTCAATGAAGGACAAAAGGGTGCAGCTCTTGGTAAATTATCTGGTACTATGAACCAGAACTCTAAGAGTATTGACCTATCACAAGGTAAGTACATTGGAGAGCAGATGCAGATTCTGCAGTTCTTGGAAAGTAGGGTTGATAATATTACAGGTATTACCCCACAAAGAAAAGGTGCTGTAGATAATAGAGAAACTGTAGGAGGCATTGAGAGGGGTATTACCCAATCAAGTCACATTACAGAGAAGTGGTATGGTATTCACGATAATACTAAGGCCAGGGCAATTACAGATTTCATTGAGACTGCTAAGATAGCATGGAGAGGGAAGTCCTTTAAGCGCAATTTTGTACTGGATGATTCTAGTATGGGAGTGTTAGACTTTGAATCAGAAGTATTTAACGAGGCTGAATATGGCATATACATTGCTACCAGCTCCAGCGATATGGAGATGATTAATCAGCTGAAGTCCCTTACTCAGCCCTTCCTGCAGAACGGAGGTTCTATGTCAATTATCATGGACATCTTCAGGACTAAAGATCCAGCATCTCTGCAACGTAAGATTGAACGCTATGAGAAGCAACTTAACGAGCAGGCTCAGCAGGCTCAGCAGGCAGAACTTGATGCTCAGGAAAATGAACGCCAGAGACAAGAAGAGCTCCAGAGGTATAAGATTGACCAGGATAATGCCACTAAGATAGAGGTTGCTTTAATACAGGCTGCCTCTAAAGAGGGCGACGGAGAAATCGAACCTGAGAACGATGACCAGCTTGAGCAGGCTAAGAAGGTACATGAGGATAAAATGGCTCTAGATAAAGACAAATTAGCTGAAACTAAAAGATCAAATAAGGCTAAAGAAAGTATTCAAAGGAAGAAACCTGTGAGTACTTCATCCAAATAAAAGCTATAGCAAAAAAAACTTTATTTAGTATAATTTGCTATTAGGCTATAATTAACACTATATTTGTAATTATTAAAATTGGTAGGTATGGCAGAAGAGAAGGGGAAGGAACTGTCCATTTTGGACATGGACTTCGGGGACTTTTTGAGTCCTGATGATGATCATCTAAACCCACCCATTCCAAAAACTCCTGAGCAGGAAGAGGCGGAAAAAGCGGCGGCAGAGGAAGAAGAAAAAGACAAAATAGATCTTGAAGCAGCACTAGCTGGTCAGGTAGTAGAAGAGGATGTAATAGAAGATAAAGGTGAAGAAGGCTCAAAAGAGAAAGAAGGATTAGAACCCCCAGCTTCTTCAGATGATGAACCCTTTACTCTTGTCCTCGCTCGCTACCAATTGGAGCAGGGGGTTCTTTCTTCTCTTGATGAGGAGAAGCTGCAAGAGATTATAGAGAAAGATGGAGAAGCAGCAGCTTTTTCATACCTTATTCAAAACGAGGTTGAGACTAATTCCAAAGTAGTATCTGATAAGTTAGACGACTATTCAAAGGAATATGCTGAATTAAGAAAATCTGGTTTTGCTACAGAAGAGGCTGGAAATGCCCTTCTAACCCTAGAGGCTTTAGATAGTATCACAGAAGACGATCTTGGAGAAGAAGATAAAGAAGATCTCCGTAGAACAATCATCAAAGAGAACTACAAAGCAACTACAAGCTTTTCTGAATCTAAGATTGATAGATTAGTCAAAAGAGCATTCGATATCAACGCAGACGTTGAAGATGCTCAAGAAGCTTTGGAAAGCCTAAGGGAGGCTAAGAAGCAAGAGCTGGTTGATGCAAAAGAGAATCAGAAAAAAGCACAAGAAGACGCTCAAGAATCCTATAATGAGAGCCTTCAGAGTCTTGGAAAACACATTGATGCCTTAGAGGAGATAATTCCTGGTAAGAAAATCAATAAGCAGACTAAGACCAAAATTAAAGATATTATTACCAAGCCTGTTAAACAAAGCGAAGATGGTTATGCCATGAACGCAATATGGGCTAAAAGACACGAAGACCCTGAATCATTTGACACTGTTATGTCATATCTATTTTTGTCAGGAGTATTCGACGGTAAGTGGGATCAGATTACCAAAACGGTAAATACTAAGCTCACTACCAAGTTGGAAGATAAGTTGAAGTCTGGATCAGGCTCTACCTTGCTTGGGGGAAAACACACAATTTCTCGAACCCCTGGAGAAAAAGCAAGAGAAGACATGATCGGGCCGATGAAGAACTTATTTGGTGGATCGGACTAAATTGTTAAATTAATATAAGATGGAAAAAATCAGTAAACTTCAAATCGTAGAACCTAAGTATTGGTCGGGGTTGACTAGGGAATCTCATCTTGGATGGCTTGGCATGTTAGAGCCTGAGTTTATCTCAAAGACAGTTGATAAGCTGTATGAGGTAAACTATGGGGCAGACAACTTTGTAAGCTTTGCAGATAAATTTCCTACACACTATGTCGATACAGAAGGTCCTTATCGTTGGATGTTGCAAGGAGCTGATGAGAGGAATATTCCCCTTATCAAAGCTTCATTGACATCTACCTATGCTGCCCTTACGTCAGCTGTTACTCCTGGCATTGCTAGGACTCCTTTCTATATGTGGTTCCCAGAGCGTTACTTTGAAATCACTTCCGTAATTGTCGGAGAACATCCTGATGATTATGCGCTTCGTGTAGTAGAAGATCCCGCTTCAGAAGGAACTTATTGGAAATATAAGGTTGAACTCATCACTGGTGATGATAACCTTTATGTTCCTGTAGCTGACTTAGCTGGTGGAACTCGTTGGTCAGAAGAGTATGGTCTGGTTGAACAAGAACTCTCTAAGAGAGGTAATGGAGTTCACCACGGTGCTCCCTACCAAATGGAGAATGTCACCTCTTACATTCGTAAGAATTATGATGTTCCCGGTAATATGATCTTGCAAGGACAGAACAAGCCTTTGGCTTATGCTTTCCGTGATCAAGATGGAAAAACTCAAACTCGCTGGATTGATAAGCTGGGTTGGGACTTTATGGTACAATTCCGCAGGGATAAGGCTCGCCTTATGCTTCATGGAAAGTCCAATAAGCTCGGCGACGGCTCCTTTGGTAACAAAGGTGAAAGTGGGAATACCATTCGCTCAGGTTCCGGCCTTTATGAGCAGATGGAGGG